TCCTGTGAAACTAGTTGCAGTTATAATTCCTGTGGTATTAACACTAGCAGTTGTAGATAATCCAAGAGCAGTTATTGCTGTAGTTGCTATGCCAACAAGATTTCCTGTGAAACTAGTTGCAGTAACTACACCAGAAATATTAACATTTCCTCTCACATCCAATTTTGTTATTGGATTGGTTGTTCCAATACCAACATCAGCATTAGAAGTAACAACAAATACTGTTCCAGTCGTGTTTATTCCTAATGTATTTGCCGTACCTACTTGTAATCTTTGTAGTGGATTTGTAGTTCCAATACCTACCGATGAAGAAGGAATAAAAACGTTATTATTAAAAGTAGAAACACCAGATACAGTTAATGATGTAACTGACGCAATACCACCACTTACATTTGTAGAAATACCTGCTGTTTGTGCATAAGTAGCACTTCCTGCTGCAATAGTACCAACAATAGACGATGATTGTATATTAGTAAGATTAGAACCATCACCATAATAAGTTACAACACCAGAAGTAGCAGTAACAATACCAGAAGAAATCTTAACTGTACCTAATGTAGAAATTCCAGAAACATTAAGTTGCTGAGATGTTAAGTTTGTTGTAGAAGTTATACCTAATGTAGAGATACCAGATGCACTTACAAAAAGTGAAGTAATTGATGCAATACCACCACTTACATTTGTGGAAACACCTGCTAAAATTGTATAAGAAGCAGATATATTAGTTAATTTTCCACCATCACCATAGTAAGTAATAATTCCAGAAGAAGCAGTAACAATTCCAGAATTTATCTGTAATGTTCCTATTGTTGCAATACCACTGACTTTTATATTTCCAATAACATCAAGTTTTACTGTTGGTATAGTACTTCCAATACCAACAAATGTATTTGAAGGAGTGTAGAATAAATCAGAAGCACCGACTACATAACCAGATGAATTTTTATATTGAATTGCCCCTACAGAACCAGTTGCTACCAAGTCGGTAACAGTAATTTGAATATCAACAGAACTTGATCCTGCTCCAATCCAAGTAGCAGGATTAACTACCGTAACTCCACTGCCAACAAAGTTTAAATCAGTAATTTGATTTGCAGAACCAACAATTGAACCTTTATTTCTAATTGTTACACTTCCAGGTGTAGCTACACCACCAGAAATAATATTTGTTTGTTGTGTCCAATAACGATTTCCTGAACCAGTATTATCAGCAACTAATACATATAAATTACTTGCTGATCCTGTATATGGTTTTGCTCCAATAGAAGAAGGACCAACTAATGGATCTCCCAAGTCCGGTTCTGCTTGGTCTAAACCCAAAAACTGGTATCTATCTGATGTAAGACCAGATGTTACTTTTTTCTTAACTCTCTTACTTAGGAAACCAGGATTAGACATTTACTTATTATTGGTTGGAAGTTTCAAGAATACTTGTGATAAACTTTAATTGTGCTGGTGATGTGCTTGCACTTCCACTAATAGTAATATAATCACCTGTTTCTAAAACTAATTTACCAGGCAGAAGATTTGCAGTATCACCTGCTGGAATATAAAAATTTCTTACAATTTCTGTTGATGTAGTAGAACCAGAACTTACACGGTTATGATACCAACTAATATATTGAGTTCCTGTTCCAATGTTAGCACATTGTGCCAACAAGAATACTCCTACATATCCTGCTGGTGCAGTATATATAACATCAGTTGTCAATCCAACAACCTTTGTATATGTTTTAAAATTATTTACTGCTGCTGCTGCAACTGCCATTTTTAAATTTCCTCCTTAATCTGATAGTGCAAGAATAAATGGGGTCATTGTAGTAAAGAGTGCTTTTGTGAAATCTCTTCCTGTAATTTGACCAGTTGCCTGGTTGATTGTAACTCCATCACCAATATTGAAGTTACCTGATTGGTCAGTACTTGTATAAGTTACAGTACCACCATTTAGTTGAACTACTTTATTCTCAGGAATTACAACACCACCAAGAGAAGGTTTTGCTGTAAAGATATTAGTTCCAGCACCAACATATTCAAATGAAATTGTGGATGCAAGTTGACTACTCTTTCTTGCGAAATAAACAGTCGTTCCAGCACTAACTGTATTATTTAGTGTCTGTAAAAACGATACGGTTGAAATTCCAGCAGATGGTAAAGTTGCAGCACTCACATAATAATAAATTGGTTGCATATTTGTGACTGTTGCTATTGCAGTCACACCAACACCAGGAGAATCAATTGTAACTGTTGGATTTGCAATATATTGCGTTCCTGCAGTTAATAAATTAATTGCAGTAACTGTTCCATTTGCATCAATTGTTGAAGATGCTTGTGCCGTAACACCATTTGATCCTTCTGGTGTAGAAATAGTAACTTTTGGTGCAGATGCATAACCACTTCCAGCATTTGTGACTGAAATCGTATTTACAGAATAATATAATTGTCCAAAGTAACAAGATTGTCCATCATAAGGACGATTGGTTCCAACACCAGAAATAATCATTGTATTTGATTTTGCTGTTGCATCAGTAACAGCAACACCAGTAGAACGGTAAATAGATTTTGTTGTAGGATCACTTACACCCGTCGAATATAATCCATAATTACCAAATGATGAGTTGGAGTTTGTAATATCGCACTGACCACCAGATGAAGTGTATATTGCAATATCATCTGCAATTGTAAAGATTGAAACTAACTGTGCATATCCACCATTTGTGATTGAAACTCCAATACCACCTTGATTGTATTGTGTATAAGAGTCAACACTCATTGTGCCAGTTACACCAATATCTGCTTGGTCTCCTGGTTCTGCTGCAATACCATCAACCTTTAAACCAATACTCTTACCAATAAAATTAGTACAGTTACGAATATAAGGACCTTGTGTGATTGGTCCAACACCTCTTGAATATGCTGGTTTGACGACTCCACCACCAACATAAGTATGTGCAAGAGTAGAACCTCCAACTTGAACAGCAAATGTAGTTCCAGCAGTTCCAATCACTTTTGTAACTGGGAATGTATAACCAGAATTTCCACTTGGATAAGTTACAATTCCAGGACCAGAAGAACAAGTAAACCCAAGTCCAATTAATGTGACCATATCACCAACTTTCACATAAGCACCATTTGCAGTAATTGTTGCAATTCCAGTAATTCTATCATATGTTGCAGTTGTAACTCCTATTGAACGATTGACTGCAAATCCACCACTAACGTAAGTATATGAAATTGTAGAAATTCCTGTATTAATTACAAATGAACCATCATTATTCACTCTATTTACATAAAATTCATTTCCATATATTCCTGATGGTACAAAATTTGTATTTGTATATGTAATATTATTATAAGTATAACTAAATCTCAAATTGTAAATTTCAACATTATCTCCTGGAACAACAGAAAGTCCAGGAATTGTTAATGTTGTTATGCCAGTTGTGTTATCATAAGATGCTGTTGATATACCAAGAGTTGTTGTAAATCCAATTCCAAGATTTCCTGGATATGTAGTTGTAATTCCAACAGAACTATTAGTAGTAGTAATAATAGAAGCAATCCCAGCACAAGAATAAATTGCTGATACTACATTTGCACAACCATTAATTCCATTATTAAATCCAGTAGTAGGATCTGCTTGCATACCAAGATCCTTAATTTGAGTATAATTATTCTTGAAATTTATGTATTTCTGTACTGTTCCTCCAGAAACATAGGTATGTGGAAGTGTAGATTGACCAACAATGACTTCAAATGTATTAATTCCAACTACACTTTTTACATTAAAAATATATCCAGAATTTCCACTTGGATAAGTTACAATTCCTGGACCAGAACTACAAGTAAATCCAAGACCAACAACTCTTACTGCATCATCTTTTGCCAATCCATGATTGATCGCAGTAATTGTTGTTACACCAGTTACATTACTATAACGTGCATTTGTAACTGTTGTTCCTAGACCAACAGGATTAGAACCCCAAGTTACATTATTAATAACTGCTCTTTCAATTCCTGCCACATAACTAAATAAAGCAGCTTCTGTTGCTGATGAAATTCCTACATCATCAGCAACAAAATTAGTACATTTTGAATTTCCACCTCTTGTTATATCATAAATTGTAGCATCCAGAAAATTAAGAACATTATTTGTTAAAGTTGTTATAGATGAAATTCCAAGACTACTATATACTCCCCCATTATATTGAGTACTTGTAATATATCCGACTGTTTCTTGTGCAATATAATTTCTATTCAATCTGATCATTCTTGCAGCATCAAAATATCTGTCAGTTGAAATTCCCATTAATGGTTGTAACGAAACCATTGCTGCACCATTTGTTGACTCGGGACCAATGAAACTCAAATTGGTCATGTGAACACCGTTATTGGTGTAAAATAAATCACGGTCAGCATATAATGGAGTAACAATACAGTTTCTAAGTTCTGTTCCTTCTATTGAAACCTTTTTATTCAATACAATTGGATTATTTTCAACATAAACTCCTGGAAAAACTTTAATTGTATCACCTGAAAATGCAACTGATGCTGCTGCTTTAATTGTTCTCTTTGGATAGTTTACTGCTAATCCTGTATTATTATCATCTCCATTTTGAGCAACATGAATTGTTTTTCCAACTGGACGATATGCTTGTATTTGTACTGATGTTTTTCCATTTGTTGGAGATAAATCAATACCAATTCCAGCAGTAATTTGTGTTACAATACCAGAAAGAGCAGCACCACTACCAAGGAAAGATACTGCTGCTAATGCTCCTGTTGCTGCATTGTAATTTAAATCTTGATTATCAATAATTGGTTGTTGTGCTCCTGTTTGTGCAGCACTTACAAGAACTGGATATAAAGTAGTACTGGTTGATGATGTAGTTCCAATACCAATATTTGTTGTATTTGTAGCAATACCTGCCAATGTAGCATAAATTGCTGTTGATGCAATACCAGTTACATTACCAGTTACATTTCCTACAAATGTTGTAGCAGTTATAACACCAGTGGAGTAAATGTTTCCTGCTGTTACAATTCCTAATGTAGAAATACCAGATACGGATAATTGAGTTATTGACGCAATGCCACCACTTACATTTGTAGATACACCTGCTGTTTGTGCATAAGTAGCAATACCAGCATTAGTTGCATAATTAGCATAAGTGGCATTTGTTGCTATTCCAGATGATGTAGAATAACCAGCAATAACTGCATAGTTTGCTGTTGACGCAACACCAGTTACATTACCAGTTACATTACCACTTACATTACCAGTTACATTTCCTACAAATGTTGTAGCAGTCACAACACCAGTAGAATAAACATTTCCTACCGTTAGAATTCCTAATGTAGAAATTCCAGAAACATTTAATTGAGTTACTGATGCAATACCACCAATTACATTAGTAGATATACCTGCTGTTGAAGCATAAGTTGCTACTCCTGCTGATGTAGCATAAGTTGCATTTGTTGCTAATCCAGCATTTGTTGCATAGTTAGAAAATGTAGCAGTTGCTGCTGTTCCACTAATATTAATACCATAAGTTCCAGGATTGAGATTACTTGCAAATGAAGCAATTCCAGTAATATTAATGCCATAAGTGCCAGATAATCTTGCTGAAGGAAGAGTTCCACCTGTAATATTTCCTGCATCTTGAACATAAGTTGCATAAGTTGCAATACCAGCAGTTAAAGCATAACCTGCTACTGTTGCAAAACCAGCAGTTGAAGCATATCCTGCTATTGTTGCGATTCCAGAACTTGATGCATAACCAACATTAAGTTGGTTTGGTGAAAACCCATTTAAAGTATAAGCAGTTGATGCAAATGAAGCAGTGGAAGCAGTTCCAGTTAAATTACCAATAAAATTAGTTGCAGTAATTGAAGAAGCACTGACAATTCCAGCATTCGAAAGATTTAAATTGTCTCCGATTGGTAGTTCTGCTATTCTTCCTTGCGTAGATATAGCAACTAATGGAAATCTATCCGTCATTACTTATTGCATCTAATTTTGTTCTTAACTTATTTATCAAGTTTTAAATGAACCATTATTTCAAGTGGTTCCAACTCCAACAGCAGATGAAACTAATTTTCCAGTGGTTGCATCAAAATAATATGTTGGAGGTTCAAAAGATCTATAATCTGTTGTTTGTAATATTTTAACATTTGCTTTGAGTTTATTTACTTCTGTGTCACCATAAACTCTTCCTTGTAACATTGCAAAAGCACGAGATTCCATTGTATTTCTCATATCCCTCAAAGGAGAAGAAGCATTAATTAAAGAATCAATTATTGGTAAATTTTTTGCAATAATTGTATTTCTGCTTGCTTCTGCAGCAGTAATTGCAGCATCATAAATGTTTGTGCAATCAGAATTAGATGCAGCACCAGGTGGTTTTGTTGAAGTAGTTCCAATATCAAAAGGAATAGTCAAACCAAATCCAACAACAACTGTATCACCTTCTTGTGCATAAGAAGATGAGGATGATGTTCTAGTTCCACTAATATTGTAACCATAAGAACTTATGGTTGGCCAAGATGTATCACCTGGATAATATTGAGCATAACTTGCTCCGCAAGAAGGTTCTGGATATGTGGTTCTTAAATATTTTTCAGAATCATTTAATTGCGAATCAGATTTACTTGCAAACTCTGAAGTCATAACTTCTTGCCATTGGAATGGACCAATTGGACTTCCATTATTAACTCTTACCAATTTATGCCCTAATCCAATAGTTCCAGAATCCATAATACCAATTGTTACTGGATCTATTGGATTATTTGAATAATCAAATGTAGTCGAATCAGTTTGTGTTGTTCTTATATTTGTAAAATTAGTATTATTTCCAGCAATTTGTGCTGATGTATTTAAAATTAATGTTGGATAAGTAACCAAAGCACCAACTTTAAAAGTTCCAGTGCCAGTTCCAACTGCTGGAAGACTAATGATTAAACTTTTTGCAGTTGCACTGGTAGTTATAAATGTTCCAGTGCTAGAATTCCAAACATTATTAACTGTAATCGTAGTAGTACCAAATCCAACTACTGTTGTTGCTGTAGTTAAAATTCCAGATAAAGTTATTGAATCTCCAGTATTAATTCCAACTGTAGATCCAACTCCAACATTTGCAATAATAGTTGATCCAGAACTAACTGAACCACCAAAATCTGTAGTAACTCCTGCAATACTTGTAGTTCCAAATCCAACAATTGTAGGAAGATTTGCAGATGAAAATATTACAGGACTATCAATATTATCTACAATATTATCACCAACTGATATATTCTGTGTTCCAATAATTCCAAATACTGATAAAACAGTACTACCAGAACCTATTGTTCCTAAAAATTCACGAACAATATTTGAACCATAATCTTGATTCTGTGGTCTTCTATAATATTTTGCACCATAATAACCAGAATTTATTCCTACACTTGGATTCTTTTTACAAGTATATATTATCTCTTGTACTGAAAATCTTCCACTATAAGATTGTGTAGAAGTTAGTTCCCAATATAAATTATTTTTACATTTAGCTGTTATCCGATTATCATAGGCAGTTTTTACCGATGCAATTGCAACATTAATTTCATTAATTAATGGGATAATTTGTTTATCTATATTACCAATGATAGTATCATAACGATCAATTCTAACATCCATTAGTGTTAGTTGATCTTTGATCATTTGCACTTCTGCAATTTTATAATTTAATTCTTCTTGTTGCTCAGCAATAAAATGAGTGGAAAGCATAATTCAATTAATTTATATTCATTCTTTAGTTATTAAACCTATTTATTGACTATAGCTGAATGTGTATATTGACTATTATCTCCTGGATAATCATTATATGATCCTTCATACTCTGGAATATTTTTATCTGTATCTGCTCTTTCACCATAAACAGTATAGTAACAATTTACAGCAGAACCTGAATTAGTTTTAATTTTAATTTTGGTTCCCCATTCAATTTTATCAACATATAATTCTTGATGTGTTCCAACTGGAGTTAAATTTACAGTAATTGTTTCTGGATCTACTAATTTTCTCCAATATTCTGGCAATTCAATTATATTTGAATTTTTGAGTCTTCCTCTTACATAAACATCTGCTGTTGGACCTTCAATACAAACATGTCTCAATCTCCATTTTTCTTTTGTTGGATGTGGAATATCAAAATCTTTTTTTCCAGGACATCCAGCAATACTTCCTTTAAATTGAACTGCAGTAGATAAGGGAGCTTTTAATAATGATTGATTTATATTATAACTATACGATAAATTTGCAGCTATTTGTACTTTTACTCCAGAATCAGCATTAAATGCAGATGCAAATTTTGCCCCGACCCTACTAGTAAATCCAATTACATTTGAGAATGCAAAAACATTCTTAATACCAGTGACATTCAAAATACCAAAAATATTTGTAAGTCCATCAACTTCAAGTGATGCTGGAAATCCAGTAAGGGGTGGTCCAATCGTACAAGTTGCCCTATCTAATCCGATGGCACCAGTAAGTTTTCCCATATAAACTGGTCCATTTAGAACAGCAGTTCCTGGAACAAATTTTGAAGATAAACTCAAAAATGAGGTATCAACTTGCCCTACTATAAGTTTTTCACCAACATTTGAAATAATTGTATCCATTATTTTTAATCTTTACAAAGAGAAGCAAAGAATTTTTTAACTTGTTCTACAATATTAAGTATTTTTCCCAAAACTGAAGAAGCATCAAGAGATGGTCCATCAGTTGCCTCACATGAAGCATGTCCATGAAGTGAAACATTAGTACCAATAATATTGGTTCCCTGGGATCCGGTAATATTTGCGTTTGTTGCTTGCACATTAACTGTTGGAGCAGTATTCTGTATTATTTTTCCTGCTTGAATTGTAACTTCACCACCATTTCCACCCAAACCAATAATACGAATATTTGCTGCTTCCAATATAATAGTACCATTTAATGCTCTTAAATGAATATTTCCATTTTCTGCTTCAATAGTTTTTGCTGGTGATTGAGGATCTTTAAGACCATATCCACACAATTCTTGAGAAGTTGTTTTGCATCTTTGTACGTGTCTTCCGTCTTTAAGAAATGTAATTCCCTGATGATTGTCGGTAGTAACTGACCAATCAGTCAAAGAACCATCTTGAACTACTTCTCCAGAAGAAACTCTAAAACCGTTATATTGTCTAGCATGTGTGTCGCTCATATACAATCTATCACTGTTGTAATTCCTGTTCTTGTTGCTTGATTATTTACTAAGTTCTGATTTACGGAAACATATGTTGGATAGTACTTCATAAAAGGTAAAACTTCTGCTCCAACTCCTGTTGTTGTATTTATAGTTAAAGTTGGAGGTGTTGTAAATCCACAAACTGGATTTGTAAGAGGTTGAATACTTACAATTGCTCCACTTTTTGGAGAAACATTTGGAACATATGTATTTTTTCCATCAGTAATTGTATCTCCAATTGTATATCCATATCCAGGTTTAACTAAAATGATAGATTGAATACATCCAGAAACTTGACTACTAATACCAGGATTTGTTGTTGTTCCTGTTCCACCAGTTCCTGTTCCACCAGTTCCTGTTCCTGTTCCTGTTCCACCAGTAGGAGTAGTAGTTGTTTCTGTTCCAATATTTGTATAATTTCCAGCAACATAACCAGACCCAGGATCAATTACATAAATTGAAGTAATAATACCATTTTCAATTACTGCATTTGCTGTTGCACCATTTCCACATCCTGTATTATCCGCAATTATAATTGAAGCATAAGTATATCCTACTCCACCACTTACAATCTCAACAGAGAAAATAGAACTATCTGAACTTACAATTGGAACTGCACTTGCACCTACACCATCTCCAACAATTCTTGCAATTGGAGGAAGACAAGTTGTGTATTTTGAACCAATAGGTAATGGTATAATATCATTTTGATTTGTTGGATTGGATACAATTTGATTGCATTGATTATAGGCATTATTAAATAATCCATCTATTCCAGCAAGAAGTGGAGTTTGATACATTGCATCTTCTATTGATCCCAGACCATCACTTATACCTTTAAATACATTCACATTATTGACCATTTTTTGCCAATCATCTGCTTCTTTTTGACTTGGACCAAAATTAGCAGCCCAAACATGTGGTGTTTTGCAAGCAAGACCAGTACATTCAAGAAAACTAAAAATTTGTGATGCTAATGAACTTGCAGTATTTAAAATTCCAGAAATTGTACCAATTCCATTTGTCAACCAATTAATTCCAGACATTATATCTGCAAGTGCTGTATCAATACCATCCATTACTTTTGCTAAAATTCCAGCAGTAAATTGTTCTACTGCACAAACAGGAGAATTGATTGTATTTGATGCTAAATCCCCAAGAAGATTTTGAATGAATGGGAAAAAATTAAGTTTTTCAATGATACAAAAAATTTTATCCATTATTTTTTTAAATGCTTCATATATTTTTTTTTGTTGTGGTATTGGAACAAATAATGCAACTATTTGTCTGAACAACCAACCAAGACATTTAAAAATTGTATCCCTCAAAGTATTAATAATTAATTTTACAATTCCAACAATTTGATTTGCACATTGTTTAACAGAATTTGCAATATCTACAACTTCATTTAATACTGGATTAATATAAACACCCAAATAATTATCTAATCCATTTGTAAATGCAATAAAATCTTGAATTCCTTGTGTAATTTGACTGATTAAATTATTTTGACAACCACTTGGTGTTACATATGCTGGTCTTTGGGTAAATGCTGCCAAAACAGCATTTGTAGAAAATGCTGGATTGTCTTTAAAAACACCAGCAATTTTATCTCCAGGTTGTAAATATACTTTATTTCCAAGTGAATCAATAATACCTTTTGAAGGATTGTAGTTATATGATTGTTTTATTTGTTCTGCTGTTAAAGGTGGTGTTTCTACTTGATTTCTATCAGCAGTTGTTGCAGTTGGGTCAATTGGTTTAGGTGCTCTACTATCTCTTTGCGTATCAGGAACAATATTTCCTGGATGTCCTGTAAATGGTTTGAATTGTGAACTTTTTTCCTTATTGATTACATCTTCTGTTTGTAAATTTTTAACACCATCACTACGATATAATAATCCTATAATAACTGGTTGCTGGGCATCATCACCATCCAAGAAAAATCCAATGCAAGTTTCACCACCTTTTAAATCTATTGTTCCACCAATTCCACCTTGAGCACTTCCAAATGAAGGGTCAAGCATAACCTGTGCCCAAGGCAAATCGTTATCAGCAAGAACATTACCATCAAAAGAATGATAACCGACAATTCTTACTTTACATCTTGATGCCCAATCTCCTTTATTTGAAAATTTAGAACCCTTATCCCAAGATGTTTTTTTTGCAATTTGACCTATCCACCAAACAAATCCATCTTTACCATTAAAATTGGATTTTAATAATGCTTCTTCAATCATAGATCGTACTTCCTACATTCAAGTGCTTCTGGATTTAAATTACAAAAAAGTTGTAAAGAATTTGGTATTTCTGTTTTTTCTGGATTATTTTTTTGATATTCCAAAAGTTCTTCCAAATAAGAACCAAGATATCTTCTTCTTTGTTCATTAATAAAAGAACCTTCCAATTCTTCACATATATCATCAATGAGTTTTTGTAGTTCCATTTTTGTATTTATTGGTTTGGACCATAAAGACCATAACTATCACGAATAACTCTTAATCCTGTAATCATTTTACCACCTTCAAAATGATGCCTTAATTCTTTAATAACATAATATCCACTTGTTTCTTTCTCAATTTCACTTTTATCTGATTTTTCTATCCTTACAAATTCACAACGAATAATATCACCTGCCTTCAAATTTACATTCATAGGCACAGTCATATTTAGTGCTTGCGTGAACAAAATATTATACCTTGAAAATGATTTTGACATATCAGCACCTGATGATATTTTATTACCTACCGATCCATCAGAATTTAATGCACCACGATCAGAAGTTCGTGACATAATACGAGAAATATTATCTTTAAAATCATCAGGAATAGAAAGTTCATAAGTTCCTAATTTATTTTGTATTTCCTCACTTAAATTGTATTTGTAAATATCCAAAGTATTTGAATATAAATCATAAAAATAAGTTTTATTTGAATACATACCAACTCTCAATGATCTCAACAAATCAATATTTTTTTCAAAATCATAATTAAGTATTTTAAAATCATTTGATGGATCATTAGCATTAATAGTTACAGGACCTCCAGTATAAATTGGATATTTTTCTTTATCTGAACTTGAAAGTTGTAATTGTGTATTTGAAACTAAACTATGAATGCTACGAAAATTAAATCCATCTTTATTTTCATAGAAAAAATATCCTGCTGTTCCTTTTGCTTTTGCATGTACATGGTCTCCATCTACTCCACTTGCACCAGGTGCTAATGGAACTGATTTTGGACCTAACCATATTAAAGTATGAAATGGTTTTTTAATATTTCCAATAAAACTATAAGAATTTGAAGTTTGTTCAATTGTTCCTATTTTATTTGTTTTTAAAGTATTTTTTAAAATATCTTTTACATGAGTATCAATTGTTGCATTTGCATATTTCTTTTCACATCTTGAAGTTTCATTTGTTAAACCTTCTTTAGAAACCAAATGCAAGGTAAAATATTCATTTGTTTTTTCTGCATTTAAACCACTTACTTTATAAACATAAAATGCTTTATCTCCATCAAATTTAAAATTTCCAAAAGCAGTATCAACATCTATACCTACTTTTTCTCCACCACGAATTGGAAGTATATTAAATATTGAAGCACTATTCATTATCATTGCAGTTGCAAAAATACAAGGAGACAATATATCTTCATAATAATCAAAGAACAAAAGAGAGTTTGTAATATCAATAGGTTTTTTATCCGTTCCGTTAGAATTCTTTCCTATTGGTTGAATATAAAAACCATTCGGTTTAAATGCTGCAATTGCGATAGACATTTATGTTCCTGATAAATTTGTAAGTAAAAATGCTTTCAATAAACTATTTACTATCTGACCTTCTGATGGACCAGAAATAAAAGTATCTCCACCACCACCTCCCATAGGAACTGGTATCATTGTTGCTTGTCCTGTTCCATCTGCAGGTGCTACTGATGGTTGTTGCAAGATCATCGTTGTGCTACCTGCTACTGATGAATCATCCATTAATGCTTGTGGTATTGCTGGTGGTGTAGCAGATGCTCTTGCTTTTTGTCTTGACCTCATGTCACGAACATAAGCATTATACATTGTCAATGTTTGTTTAACTTCTGGATCAGTTACTGGTGTTTTTACCATTGCATTTTTAAACTGATATTTTTCTCCCAAAAGTTGTGCTTTTAGTTTTGGGTCTTTAAGTATTTTATCACCACTTTTAGTTCCTTTAATAAAATCTTCAATTGATTGTTGCTTTGTAATTGTATTGACTGGTACTGCTGGAGTTTGTTGATCTGATCCCTTTTTTGCTTTTACTTTTACATTACCACCAAATCTAAAAATTCTTTTGGCTGCTTCTGTTGGATCAACTTGACCAGAACCAGAAGGAAGATATTCAAAGTGCAAATGAGGTCCTTCAGAATTTCCAGCACCAGAAGCACCTGCTGCTCCACCAGAATATCCAATAACCTGTCCTGGAGAAATTTTAGATCCAGCAGCAACAGAAATCTTACTTAAGTGTGCGTATCTACTTAAAGAACCATCTTTATGTCTAACTTCAACTAAAGCTCCCCATCCACCAGGATCATAATTCATATCTGCAACAGTTACTGTTCCTTCTTGAATTAAACTAATTGGTGTTCCAACATTCTTAAAATAATCATTTCCATTATGTTTTGGACGATGTGCCGATCTAAAACCAGAATCTGGAGATCCAGGAACTTCTCCTCCAGATGCTTCAACATCTTCAAGTTGCAATCCAGTTGATTCTGCATTATTTCCAGTATCAATTGGATTTGTAGGTTCTATAGAATCGGAATCTTCTATTTGTGAATTGGAGTCATTTTTATTTTTAACTCCAGTCATTCCAAACTTTAATTTCTCAAACTTACTTACAACTTTATCAAATTTATTAATTACGTCTGAAAAAGTTACTCTTTTGGATGCTGCTTCTTTTTGTTTCTTTTCTTGTGCCTTTAATCTTTCGTCCATCTTATCAGCACCAGTCAATTTATCTGCTAAATTTCCACCAAGTTGTCCTCCACCAAATCCACCAATCAATCCACCAATTATTGCACCTGGAACTGCACCAACTCCACCAAACAATGCACCAATTGCTGCTCCTGCTGCTGCACCTGCTTCAGCACCTGCCAAACCACCCAATGCTCCACCAGCAGCACCAACTCCTGCTTGAAGATTTGATTGTCCTTCACCTTTTCTTCCCATAAAATCAAGACCAGCAAAAGCAATATTCAATGGTCCAGCAATTCCACCAAGTCTTCCTCTTGGTGCTCCTTTAAATCCACCACCTCCACTTCTTCCTGCTTGTCTATATTGTGTTGCGGTTTCTGCTGAAAAACCACCACCCATTACATTTTCTCCACGATACCAGTTACGACTATTTCTATGTAATGCATTAAAAGCAGCACTTTCATTACTTATTCCACCCTTACCAACAAGTCTTTTATAATCTCTTAAAGAAAACTTTTCACCTTTTGTCAAATTACCTTTTTTCTTAATATTTTTGATAATATCTTCAAAATTTCCTTTAAATTTTCCTCCACCAAACTTACCTTTAAATAATTTTCTCAACCCTAATCCTGCACCAAGAGCACCTGCACCACCAAGCAAACTACCAAGTAAATCTATACCACCTCCACCACCAGAAGCAGCAATATCAAGACTAAGACCAGAAGCAAGTGTTTCTACTTTTTTCTTGGTTGGTAATTTTACTTTTTTGAGATCTTTATTGCTTGCATCTAACCACTTCACAAAATCATTATAATCTTTTGAAGTTCTAGTCAAAGGACGTTTTGTCTTTACAATATTATTTGCTGCTGAAAGAACAGGAGAAAAAAGTTTATTTTCCATTATCCGTCAATGATATTATAAACCATTCTTGAATAAAGATTTAGGAAATTATCAGGATTTGATGCTAATAATCTTGGCATTGTTGGTCCATCCTTTGGTGATGATGGTGGTGCAGACAATTGACTTCCACCTGGTTGTTGTGTTGGTGCTTGTTGCTGTTGTCCAGGTAATACTACAACTGATGAATTTCCTTGTCTTTTTTGAACTGCAAGTCCTTGTGTTTGTATTTGTGTTGTTGTTTGTACTGGCACTGGTACAATAGTTCCACCTTTTGTTCCTCTTGGTATAAAAACAGCATTGGCATCTCCTACTCTGGAACCAATACTCATAATATTTTTTATATGTTGAGCAACATCATTTTCTGATGATGGAGCATATGTACTAATAATATCAGATAAAGTTTTTTTACCTTTATAATATCCTTTTGGATCTCTTAATCCTCTTGCCAATGCTTGAGTTGCTTCAGCATAAGATGAATATGTCTGGTTGTCATGAACTCCATAGTTATAAGGATTGTTCCTACCAACAGCCTTTCCTTTTGATCCAAAACTAGATTCTGCTCCAGCAAGTCCAGCAACAAATGCTGGATTTATACCTTCTGCCAAAGCAGTATTATAAACTGCTTCTGCCTCTGCCTCCATTGGAGTTCCTTTAAGTGCTTTTTTAAATTGATCCAAAGATCCAATAGATCCTGGTTTTACTTTAAGACCTGGAATATCATAAGGATTTGGCATAGGACCAGGAGGAGTAGTACCAGGAGGAGTAGTACCAGAACCAGAAGATTTTGCACTATAACCTGGACCTTTTGGGCCTTTTCCTCCTTTCAATAATCCATCAAGGACTTTATCAAATCTATCCAGAATTGAATTGAATTTATCTAATAAATTACCAGGAATTTCTGTTGGAGTTTCTCCTGGTTGATATTCGGTGTTACCAACACCAGCAGAAAGACCACTTAAAGCAATTCCTCCTGCTGCCAATCCTCCTCCTAAAAGTAATTTTCCAATTCCTCCACCACCACCTTTCATCATTTTAGGAATTTTTGAAAACATATTTCCTTCACCCTCTAATGCTCTTGCACCTCTTGGCAATTCTCTTGCACCTTTTCTTCCAGGAATTAAACCACCAAGTAATCCACCAATTGAAGATAATATATTACCCAATCCTCCTCCACCACCAGAAGCATTAATTCCTGATAGTTCTTTGAAGATTTTAATTATTGCCTTTCTTAATGCTTTTGCGACTTCAAATGTTTCACCAAAAGTGTCTTTTAAATTATTTAAACTATTTTTAATTTTATCTAAATTTTTCTTTTCACCAAAAAATCTTACAAATCCAAGTGCTTCTTTTACCTTATCAAAAATTCCAGAGAAAAAGGACATTCCCTTTTCTTTTTTCTCTGTTTTATTATTGAAAACATTTTGCACAGAACTAATATTATTAAAAATATTACTGGTTAATGTATCAATTAATGATTTAAAATTTGTCTGTTTTGGTGATATTTTTGCTCTGTTAAATCCTACAATTTTATTTGCTGCACTAGAAACAACAGAAGAACCTAAAGGAGAACCACCAGAAACAAATTTAAGTGCTCCTTCTAAATTTTTATTATTTGTCTTTGTGATTCTTTCTGGACTAAGTGGGGACTTAACCATTCTGTTGTTGTTTTATTTTAAGGTTTTCTTCTTCTACAAATTGTTTTAATAATTCCAGATAAATGTCCCTTTCCCAGGGCATCATATTTTCAATCTCAGTCAAAGAGTATTTATGATGCTGCATCAAGGCAAAATTGATCTTAAAATATGATTCAAGATCCATATGTGCCATGATTAGCCGAAAAAACTGGTTAAACCCTCCAACGTTACTTCACTTTCAACACCAGTTTTTGGATTCTTAACTTTAAAAGTATGAGCAAGTTTAGGCATTGTATTAAAGAACTTTTCAATTTCTTGAAATTGATTGGATGTTAAAGTTTCAATCCAATCATTAAGTTCTTTTTTGGTGCAATCAGCAGCAGACCAACTTTCTTCTGCACTATAAACCATATCAATACAAGAACTAATAATATCAAAGGACTTTTCAATCGTAGAAGCATCCTCACCACTAAAATCAAAATTATTTTTAATGAATTCATTTAATGAAGGATACTTCATTTTCAATAACAAATTATCATCAAGTTTGATTTCTTGTGAATGCTCTGGATCTCTTTGAACTTGAATTTCATCAATAAAAATTTTAACAGAAACTTCTGTTTCTCCATCATCACTACAAGTTATAATCAAATCAATTGCTTCTCCAACTGATTTTCCACGAACATTTAAGAAAATATATTCAATATCAAAAGTAGGCAATTCTTCTACCTTAATTCCTTTTGATAAAATACATTCTTTTAATACTTGCTTAATTGCAGTCGTAATTTGTTTAATATCTTGACTTTCAAGTGCAAGAATAAGTATTTTTTCTTCTTTGACTAAAAATGGACGATATTTAATTGATTTTCCAGATGATGGTAAAGTCAACTCATAAGTAGGAGTTGCAATCTTTGGCAATGGCATTTTGAAATATACAATTCAGTTATGACTATTTATTGACAATCTTATAATGGTTGATTTAAAGTATTTTGTGCATTTATAATTTGTTCTTGCTCTCCAAGTCCGTTATTATTTAATATTTGCTCATTACTTAAATTTGTTTGAGCAGGTCCATAATAACCAGAAGCAGGATTTGAAATTTGTAATGCTTGTTGTGATGCGTCCCCAAAAGCAGTATTTCCATTCGGAAGATTGGTGCCTTTATGTTTTAATAAAATATATCTGGAATAACTAAAATTTACAGTAGTTTTGGTGATTGTACTTCCTTCATAAGATAATGGAAGTGCAGTAAGATTTGTTGGAAATGCATCAATAAATTCATAAGTTAAAGTTGGTTGATCTTTTGTTACTTTTCTTTTGGTAACTGGATTATAATCAATAAAATCTCTTTCAAATTTTGTTATTGCTATTGTTCTTTTGTATGTTTTTGGATACTTAAATCTATAAAAATCATTTGAATCCAAATAATCTACTTGTCCATTTTCCGATCCATTATAAGTTTTATCAGAACTATGAATTGGGTCTATGTAATTCATCCATTCTTCAAATAGACGAATTAATTGATAATTACTATCAACATAAAAAGTTAAGTCAAAATCACTATAAATTCTACGAGTTGGAAATCTTTCAATTATGCCTTGACGACTTCCAGATTCTTCAGCCATATCAAAAGTAGAACCAGGAAGTGTTGCTTCTGCACACATAAAATCATACTTTTGCAAATCATTTAACGAAGTCAAACCACATCGTTTCAACCAATCCAACAAATTTTGGTCTGACCCACCAGAGGTACTATTAGATAAAAGTAAAGATACCTTAAATTGACTTGTTAGGGATAAATTCCCAATAAGAGTTCTGGTATCTTCTATTGTTTTATATAAAGGTCCTATATCGTAAGCAGACATCTATAAATACAGTAAGTGCCTATACTATGTATGTCTGATAGGACGAATAAAAATTATAAACAAGGAAAATTTAAACCAAAACACCCACAAAAATATGGTGGAGATCCCACAAATGTTGTGTATAGATCTTCTTATGAATTGAAGTTTATGCAATATTGTGATTTGTCTGAAAGTGTGAATGAATGGAAAAGTGAAGAATTTTGGATTCCTTATCGTTCACCATTAGATAATAAAGTTCATAGATATTTTCCTGACTTTTTTGTAAAATATAAAGATAAAAATAATATTACTAGGACATTAGTTGTGGAAATAAAACCAGCAAAAGATTTGAAAGAACCAAATCACAATCCACCAAAAAGAACAAGTTCTTGGGTATATTCTGTCAAAACTTGGGCAGTCAATCAAGCAAAATGGAAAGCAGCAAGAGAATGGTGTGCTGATCATAATTATGAGTTCAAAATTATGACAGAAAAAGATTTAGGAATAGAAATCAAATGATAGCACAAGATATTATAAGACAAGCAGGAATCAAAAATCGTTCAAGTTCTTGGTATGCAAATGCCTTAATGAATGAGTTATTAAATTTTCAGAAAAAAGATATTAATGAGGAAGATACTGGATTCATAAAACCAGGAGATTTAGTTTTCTTTTTATATTCTGCAAAATATCCACAAAAATATAAATTTTGGGATAAACAACCTTTAAGTTATGTAATTGAAGTTGATATGAGAAGAGGACTGTTTCTTGGTTCAAATCTTCATTACATAAATCCCCAATATAGAGGGGGAATAGCACAATCGTACATAAATAAATCAGGAAATATTAATGCACCAAGAAAAACATTACACAATTATTTGTTTTCAGGTGTAATGAGTGATTTATTTAAAGTACCTGAAAGTGACTGGAGGGATGTATCACTACTCCCAACTGAAAGATTTGTAGATAAAAGAGGACAACCAGTATTCAAATCAAAAGTTTGGGATTATCCAGACGACTTATCTTCTCCATAAATGACTAAACAAAATCCTAACATAAATTTTACAACAGCAAATAGTACAATTAATGTTAATGGAACTATTGTAAAAGCCATTATTGTTAATGATCCTACAAAATATTCTGCTTTTCCTGGACAACCAGTAGATCCAAATAGCAAAGACCCTCTTATACAAGGATTGACTTATACAATTGATGGTGGTCCAGATGGAACTGGAAAAGTAACGTATCATAAAAATGGTGTGGATTATGATAGTTTGAATAGTTATGCACAAAGTCCTGCAGTAAGATTTGGTGCTGGTTATACAGCAAATACTACAAAGTCCATTCAAACTGCAATGCAAAAAAATATTGCAACTGCAATATCAACATCAATACCAATACAACCATCTGCACAAAACCCAAATCCTGGTGGTAATGGTGCAGGTGGTATAGGGGTAGGAAACTTAATAGATGCAGCAACTACATTGTGGAATAATCTTGGGAATGGATTTGATGATCTTTCAAAACTAGATTTCAAAAGTGCAAATGAAGAAGAACTTTTTACAAAAAATGCAAAACTTCTAAAATATCCAGCAGATATTTTAGAAAGAAATCAAGATACATTACAAATCTCAATGTATAACTATCAAGCACCAAAAGGAGATTTGTTTACCAATTCCACACCAGAATTTAGAGTAGATATATTAACAAAAGGAATACAAAGAAATAGTGCATTAAAAAAATATATTGGAACTGTCATTCTCCCAATTCCTGCTGGAATTTCAGATTCTAATAATGTTAATTGGGGTGAAGATAATATGAATAATTTGACTGCTGCTGTAACGAATTATGTTGCAAACCATTTACAAACACAAACAGTAGCTACTGGTGCTGCACAAGCAGGACAAGCACTTGCAGGACTTCCTGCATCTGCAATTACGTTTTTGGGAACAATCGGAAAAGCATCAAATGGATCGATTGATCCAAATTTATTAGCACAACTCAAAGCACCAATTACATCATCATTATTAAAACAAGCAGGATTTGAAGTATCCCCAGAAAGTATATTGGCAAGAGGATTTGGTATTGTTCCAAACTCCAATATGGAACTTCTTTTTACTGGACCAACTCTTCGTGATTTTACTTTTGCATATCGTATGAGTCCAAGAAGTGAAGAAGAAGCACGACATGTAAAAAGAATTATTCGTTTCTTCAAGCAAGGAAGTGCTGCAAAAAAATTAAATGCAACAGGTGGAGCAGGTGGAAGATCTACATTCTTGGGAACTCCAAATGTATTTAAACTTCGTTACATAACAACAGGAAATAAAGATATATCAGGATTAAATAAATTTAAAATATGTGCTTTGAGAAGTGTTGCAGTTAATTATGCTCCTGATGGAACTTGGGCAGCATATGATGAAGGTCAACCAGTATCTCTTACTATGTCTTTAAATTTCCAAGAACTTGAACCAATATATGAAAGTGATTATCAAATTCCCGTTTCATCTGATTTTAAAGGAAATAAAGATGTATCTGCAATGGATAATTTTAGTCCAGTAAACAACGATGACGTAGGGTACTAAAAATGGCATACTTTTCAGAACTTCCAAATCTTCATTATACTGCTAATTTTCCAGATCAGTCATTCAATACTGATGTTGTGTTAGCAAAAAATATCTTCAAAAGAGCAAAACTTCGTGAAGATATTGCAAATGCAGTCAGTGCTTTTACTTATTATCAAATTATTGATAATGAAAGACCAGACCAAATTGCTGAAAAAGTTTATAATGATTCAGAACTAGATTGGGTTATATTAACAACCAACAATATCACTAATTTTAACAATCAGTGGCCATTAGATAATGAAAGTTTTCATAAGTATCTTTTAGATAAGTATGGTTCTGAAGAAGAAATTCAAAAAGTTCATCATTATGAAACAATAGAAGTTCGTGATGAATATAATCGTGTTGTAGTTCCTGGTGGTCTTCAAGCAGATCCACCAGAATTTTATCAAGATGATATTATTACAAATGCAAATAATACCTCTTATTTTATATCAAGTTTTCCAGTTCAAGGAACAAAAGTTTCAGTTAATTTAAATCAATTTTTAATTGCATATGGGAATAGTTCAGATACCAATGCTTCAATTACTGATATTCAATTTGATACATCAAATTTAAGTATTCTTGGAAGAGATGCTAACGTTCCAATTACAGTTTCAAATGATCTCAATCAATGGCCAAATGGTTGGGGTGGTTCTTTGACATTATATGGAAGAGATGAAAATACAAATGTAACAATAGGTGATGCAATAGGAAATCAAAAAATAGTACTTCCAAATAATTTATACACAATAACATCAAGTACTTATGGTAATGCTGTCATTACCCTAGTCTATAAATAAAGAAAAAACCATGTCAGTTCAATTTCCTGGGGTTACAATTCATTTTGAATTTGATGGACATTCTGCATCTTTTACAGATTCAAATGGAATTGTAAGAACTTCCAATGGAATCAATGAAGTAACAAATTATGATTATGAAGTTAAATTAAATGAAGAAAAAAGAAAAATATTAATTCTTAAACAACAATATCTCTCAGTATTCATTAATGATATGAAAAATATCATGACATATGACCAATCCTCTGATTATATTGATGCAAATACTAAAGCAACTCATAATCCAAAATTAACTGGTAATTGAACCTACAGACAAAAAAATCCCCCGGAAATTTTTTCCGAGGGAAAAGGTAATTAAAAGTTGATTTTGAAATCAGGACTCTGCAAGTTTCTGAAAGTAACTCATTGCATCATCTTCATCTTCATCGTCACTATTAGAACTAGAAGATGCACGAACTGAAACCTTCTCTTGAACTGTTTCAATTTCTTCCTCTTCATCAGCAACTTCAGGATCTTGACGACGAGTAGTTCCTTTGTTACCAAGAACTTGATCCAAACGTTTTTTCAAATCTTCATAAGATTTGAAGTTTTTTCCATCAGTAAAATCATTCAAATCATGAAGAGATTTGTAGATGCTTTCTAGTTCATCATCGTCATCGAGAAGAGGACCAGGTTCAGCAAACTCTGATTTATCGTAATTCCAGTAACCTTCAACTTTACGAAGTTTAAGTTTGAAATTAGCACCTTCCCAGAAATCAAAAGGATTTACAGGTTTTTCATCATCAAACTCTGGTTGCATAGAAGCCATGATCTTATCAAAAACTTTCTTACCAAATTTATAAAGGAATACACGACCTTCATTTTGAGGATTTGCAGGATCCTTTACAACATAGATGTTCGCATAATAAGACAGTTTACGTTTACGATCACGAACAATATTTTGATTGTCTTTACTACCAGTATTCCAAAGTTCACGGTTTGCTTCACAAACAGGACACTGACCTTTGTTAGTAGTGAGGCAGTTATCAATTAACCAACCACCAGGTCCTTGAAATGCGTGAGACCAAACCTGTGCCCAAGGAAGATCACATCCAGCAGGGGCAGGAAGAAAACGGACGATGGCAGAACCTGTACCACCCTTATCCATTGAGGGTTTCCAAAAACGATCATCATCTTTGGAACCAGTTTCGTTGAGTTTCTCAACTTGTTTGATGAGTTTTTCGGTCAAAGAACCCATCTTAGATTGCTTTTTAAGATCAGCAAAAGACATTTGTATTCTCCGTATTTGTTGTATTGGAATGTATTGTACGTATTAAGTGTAGCAGGTATAAGGTCAAACGTCAAGGGTTTCTTCAAGTTTATCAATTGTTTCTTCCATATCCTCAAAGAATTTATTTAAATTATCTCCTGGTTTAAAACCAAAAAGTTTAGCAGATTCAATGATTTTTTCTTTCATTTCTACTGCTTCTGGATCATTAGATAAAGACATCCTGAAAATAAAAAGTTTTTGTTTTTCCAAAAACTCTTTCATTGTTTCAAGATGTTCCCTTTTCTTTTTTTTATCAGCAAAAGGAATATGATACAATTGATTGATAATTTTTTCTTGAAGATCATCAAGTTCTATCAATGATTTTCTGACCATTTCCGAATCAAAAAATCCACTCATAATACAATCTCCTTGAGTACTTCTTTATACTTTTCTACATCAATATTTATAAATGGTTTATATTTTTGAATTCTTAAACTTATAAATTCCCAAACAGGATCAGTAAGTTTTTTATCAAATTTTTTAGTGAATTCTAAAATCAAATCCAAAATTGTAATTGTTTCTATACTGATTGCTTTTTGTAGATGTTTCTTTAAAATTTCTGGGTGATTTCCAGTTTTACAATCAAATAACTCTTCAAAATTATCTTTTCTTATAAAAACTTTTATTTCTGTTTTGAACAAGTAAAATAAACTTTGTGATCTTTTCATCCAATTGGTATAAGTATCTTCACCACTTCTGATGATTTCACCAATCCACAATCTGTCTGGATCATCACATTCCACAAAGTTTGCAACAAAATATGCTTTAATTTCGTCATCATTTTTTTGACGACTTAAACGTTCAAAAAAATACCTGTCTTTGCGTTTGTGAAAGGAACTAATAGATGCTCTACTTCTTCCACAATACTTAAAGTAGTCGTAATCTTTTTTTGTAAAATGATTTTTAAATGCTAAGTAAGTTTTATATGTCTCAAAGTCAGTCACAAAGGCAGTTTAGCACGAGTTGTTTTCTTTAAGAAATTGAGTTCAGTTGCATTGTGCTTCAGTTTTTCTTTCAATGGTTTTGAAATTAACTTGGAAACAGTTTCAACTTCAATATTATTCTCTTCGCAATAAGTAACGATTGCGTCAATATAATTGATCTTTGATGCTTTTACAATACTCTCAATGTCTTGTGCAAATTTTTGTGGACATAAAAACTTGCTACTAAGTTCTTCTTTAATTTCGTCATTCATAGGATTGAAGTTTATCTGCAACAAATTCTCTAATATATTGGGTAAGCAATTTGATGTATTTTGCTTTGTCGTATTCTTCATAGATTTCACATTCTCCGTTTTCACAGGCCATTATGATTACAAATTTCTTTACTATTATACCAGTCATCTCGTATAACATGCAAGCATAAGCAGAGCATTGAACAAAATAGTGTTCAATCCACTCTCTTGGTTTTGGTTTCTTTGAAGTTTTAAAGTCAATGATTGCCAATTCATCATTGTATTCTGCAATACAATCAACAGTTCCAGCAATTCCAAGCACTTTACTATATAAAGATCTTTCAAGTGCGTGAATATTATTTATTTTATTTAAATAAGGTTTGGCAATCCCGAACAACATTTCAGATAAAGGTTGTACTTGAGGAAGTTCTGGAACATTAAGCAAATAATTTTCACTCAAAGTGTGCATATCAGTTCCACGACTGGTTGCTTGCTTTGTAATTTTATTTGCCTTTTCTTCTCCTACTTTCTTTCTCCAATCAGCAAAGAACTGACGGTTCTTGTGACTGGTTACAGAAGTAATAGAGACAAGTCGTAATAACTCATCTCCTTCTGGTACTTTATAGTATCTTACTCCATCAATCGTTTCCCTTTCAAGTTGAGGGAGATCAATATCAACGTGATTAAACATTACAATCCAAGTTCAGTTTTTGCTACAAGATATTCTTTGACAATGCCCGAACGAACAATATCGTCAATACCAAATTCAATCATATCAAAAGAAGGCATTTTTCTCAAGATATTAATGAAGTCAACAATGCCACTTCTTTCATTTGCTTTTACTAGATCTGATTGACTTGCATCACCACAAAAACAAACTCTACTATTTTCACCAACACGAGTAATAATAGAATCCAATTCATGAAAATTAAGATTTTGAAATTCATCCACAATAATAATTGAATTGTCCAAGGTAGTACCACGAACAAATGAAGTACTCCAAAACTTAATCGTCTCTTGAGTTTTTAAATTTCCATAAAGCATCTCAAACTCTGCATCAGAAGGCATCTGAAACATATACTTCACCATATTCTTATAAGGAATTTGATAAAGTGATGATTTATCTTCATGTGTTCCAGGAAGAAATCCAATCTCTCTTGTTGCTACAAGTGAACGAACAATATAGATTTGCTCATAAGGAGTAATTGGATTCAAAACATCTTTCAGTGCATTATAAAGTGTAATGAAAGTTTTGCCAGTACCAGCAGCGCCATAAGCAACTATTTGCTTACCAAGTGCATAAGCATCAAAAAGTTTCTTTTGATTTTCTGTTAATGGTTCAATATCTAAAAGTAATTCTGGTCCAATTGGTTTTCTTCTTTTCATTTGCTTTGTAGTTAATCCAACTCCGATTGGCTGGTTTTCACTGCTGCTTCTTCTTTTTCTTGCCATTAGATTTTTTTCACTGTTGAACCAGGTGCTTTGCTTGCTTTATGGAGAACATCATTCCATCCAGGATTGCGACTGATAAGTTTATCCTTCCACTCACCAACCTCTCCTGGACTTGCGGATCCTTGCGACCAATCCCTTGACCACTCTGGATTGTCCTGATACCACTGCGTGATGTCATGAACACTCATTTCAATCACTTTCGTCTCACCAGTTTCTTTGTTAATAATTGGATATATTGCCAAAATTAAATCTCCATTTTATATAAAAGTATTTATTCTATACAAATAGAAGGAGCATCATCACATTCAATACAATTAATGCATTCATCAATCTCTGGATTCTTTTTTAAAAAATCTTGAAATTCTTGTTCACTAAAAAAAACTTTAAATATTTTACCTGTAAGATGGTCCTTAACACAATAGGTTTTCATTTTTATGGAGACAATCTAGCTTTATGTAACCTTTTTTCTTCATAATAACTAAAGATTTCTGGAACCCATTCTTTAATAATTGGAACCATACCTTCACAAAGTGCTTGAATTTCCAATTGAGCATCAAGTTTTGCCCTTAAATCCAAGAAGTGAAGTGCTGCTCTCAATGAGAACGAAACCACAAAGTTTTGACGAATGTTTTGAGGAAGATAATCCCGAAGATGTTCTTCTGCCATACCACGAGTATTAAATGCTTCTGCATACCTTTCAGATGCCGACAGACAGAACTTTAACTGCCTTTCATAATCTTCCTGTGTCCATTCATACTTGTGTGCCTTACGGTCTAAATAAAGACCAGGAGGACGTACATAATAAACCTCTTCAGGTTTCAAATCACCACTAGCAACTTTGAGTACACGACGACCAGTATAACGTTGGGATTGAACATCAAACGACACACCCACACGATGAGTTCGTGCCTGAACCATTACATTATGAACAAATCCAACGCAGTCCAAAGTAATCGCAGGATGTTCCAACGGACCCCAGTGTCCACGTTCATTTGCAAGTAATTGATCAGTAGCCCATTTTCCACATTCCGTTTCACTCGGAGGGAATTTCGTATGAATGGGTTCCTCAGAATAATCATTCTTTCCTCCTTGCCATACAAGAGTTTGTGGAAGTTGTGTCTGACGAAGCATCACAACTTTCATTTCTCTATCTAGTTCTAGAAGATCTTTTGCTTTTACTGGTTTCATACTTCTACTTCTTCCCATTCATCTTTTTCAACTTTACGAAGTTTTTTTAGTTCTTTGTAAGTTGTTTTAATTTCTTGATATGCTTGTTCTGGTGTGATTTTTCCAGTAATTTCTAATCCTGCTATAAGAGCACAAGAATCACCAAAACGAGCAAGTGCTCTTTCGTATGCAGTTAATTGTTCATAAACCATTTTGTTTTCTCCGATTAATCATCATCTTCAAATACTTCATCATAATCTACAACTCGATTTGTTGAATCTTCATATCTATATGAACTTGGATCAGAATAAATTTCTTCCTTTAAACCATCAATAAGAAGTTCCAAATTTTTAACAATCAGTTTTAATTTGTCTCGATTCATGACTCCATAGTATATACTATGATTTTACATAAAAAAAAGAGACCTGTCAAGGTCTCTTTTAGATCATCGCATTGCCATTGCTAGTTTTGCTTGGTGTTTGCGTTGTTCTTTTTCTTTTTGTTGTTTGATTAAAATAAGTTGCCAGTTGTTTTTAATTTTCATTAGGGTGCTCCTTTACTTTTGGTAAATTTGCGTTCCTTCGGTATTCCTACTTCCGTTTGCTATTCGCAAATAGCAAATGAACGTTCGATTATTTAGTCAATTAATTTTGTAACATTTGATACAATTTATAACTCTTGTTCACTTTCTTTGAGGAGATTAGTTACAAATTTTTCTGTTCCATCTAACTTTTTAATTTCATAAAGAGAAGATTTCATATATTTTTTAATCTTCTTATAATGTTTTTTAATATTTTGAAATTCTTCAAAATTGATATTTGCTTTAATGTTATTATCAGTCATCTTTTTTTCTTGGTTTCTTTTGGTACATACCCATAAACTTTTGGACTAATTTTACCATCAGTCCATTCAATTTTCAAAACATTTCCTTTTCCACAATTATCATAATAATAGTCAAATATTTCTACTCTACCTGATGCTTGAATAATATCGTATGATTCTTTATCTTCAAAAATGTAAGTTACAAGATACGAATTAATTGGAAGTTCTTTATTTTTGGCAGCAGATTTTTCACAGTTTTTATGTATAATATTCATTTTATATCCTATGAACGTCCACCCCAATTAATATCAGGAAATGCTTCTGATACTATTTCTTTTGTGATTTTATATTTTGATTGAAGTTTTTTATCTTTCACAAGACAGACAATTTGTGCTTCAAGTGGATGAAGTCCTTCCAACATTTGAATGAACATAGTCTCTCTACGAAGACCAGAAAGGGAATCATTTCCACCTTTAATAAAATTATAAAATCTCTTAAATTCTTTACGAATAGTAGTATGACCACCAGTCAAATCACTTGCATTTCCAAGTGAAGTAGTTTCATTATACTCCATGGTATCTACTAAATTTTCTACCTTATCAGATAAAGTTCCTTTAAACTTTTGTTCATTTTTCAAGTTTGAATATGGAACATCACCAGGAGGAAGAATTGTAATTACAGAATCATCAAAATTCCAAATAAACAATGCCTTCAAAGAAGGGTGATCATACTTTTGTAAAATTTCTACTTTTTTTGCAGCAGACCTTTGTTTGTTTATAAGATCAAAAATTTCAAATGCAAATGGATTTGCTGGAAGTTCAATACTAACTTCCTTTGGTGCTGCTGCTTTTTTAACTGGTGTTCTTGTAGGCATAATAGTTACTTTCAATTCAATTTTTACTATTTAGATTAATCCTCGTCTTCTCCTTCTACCTCTTCAATTTCTTCAAACATTAATGGATCAAATCTAACTGCAATGACTTCATCTGCAATTACATTTCCATCATCATCAAAAAATTCTGGATGAAGATAACCTTGATTTCTTTGAAATTCAAAACTAAGATTTCTTCCTAACCAACCGATAACTCCACCAACGAATAAAAAAAGAAAACTAACTAAACAAAAAAGTGTGAGTTCTGGTGCGGTCATTTTCTTTCTCCGAGAGATTTACATTTTTTTAATAACAGAGAGTTTAAATTCAATATGTATTTCTCTTTTTAAAAGAGAAAAAACTTTGCCAAAATGGAACTCTCTTTCTTTAAGTTCTTCTGGAATCGTCTTTCCTCCTCTACGAAGCATTAACTCAAATCCACGATTTATATCGTGACCATCAAACTTATTTATAGACATTATAACATATTATTTTCTTGCAAATACTTAACAGTATCTGAACATCCACCTAGATGCTGTTGACTATAAATGACTTGTGGGAATGTAGAACCTTCACCAAATTCAGCATAGAACTCTTCTCTGGTAAAATTAGTTCCCAACTCATAACAAACAATTTGTTCTCCTTTTGTTATAGAAACATGATTTAATACTGTTTTAACTTTGTCACAATATGGACAACCATGTTTTGAATAAACCGTAAAACTCATAAAATTATTAGCAAAGGTATAAGAATTATTAAAAATGAAATTAAGATCCCCATTACTTCGGAAGCAATGGGGTAGATACTACCATCATCCATAAATGTTAAGATGCATTATTTCGTCTTGGTCTGTACTTATATAGATTTGTATTTGATTGTGGTTTCATCCAATCCAATATAGAATTATACTTTTCTTCTGTAAAGAATTCTTGATTATAAAACCAAGTTTGCCAATCTGTATGTGCCTTATCCCGATTGCACGACTCACAACAACAAATTACATTTGTAATAAAGTCACTTCCACCTTTACACTGTGGAACTACATGATCAATTGTTAAATTTTGATCAGACCCACAATAAGCACATTCGTGATTCCATTTCTCTTTGATTGATCTTCTCCATAATCGTTTTGCTTCTTGTGTTGATGAAGTTTTAAGATTAAAAAGGTATTCCTGCGGAGAAGTGTAAAGTTCCATAAAGTTTAGCAACTTATTGTTATTTATTGCTCGTTTTTATGACCCCTATAAGTTCTTTGAGTGTGATATAGATGTAATGAAACTCATCATAGTAAGTGATGTCTTGGTCTCTTTTAAAAATCTTTAGTATTCTTTTTATCATATTTGTATTTACATGCACCTCTAATCCAAGCACGACTTAATGAATTTATATAAGAACATCCCTTTCCAGATTCCCCACAGTATGGACATTTAGCATCTGGGGGATCGTTCAAGTAACCCTCAGGTGTATACATTTCTTTCTTAGGAAAAAAAGTTTTATTATAGTTATATCTTTCTAATTGTTTTCTTTTACGATGGTTCATACCCTAAAAGGCTCTTGTTGTCCTTCTGGTAGTTTGATTTGTCCAAGTTGTTGCCGACGAGGAGCACATCCATTCTCTGGAACATTGGACACAGAAATATTTGTGGTTGGAAGTGCTTTGGGCATTTCAATATCAATCACTGGACTCATGAGTGTTTTGTTTTTTACAATTTCACGATTTGGTGCATCCATATACATAATCATTCTTGCATCTTCAAAATCCCCACAATCACAAATCTTTCTTCCAGTCCTTCTTTCTCTTACTGAGAAGTAATCTTCAGTATTATATTTGTTCATTATTGGGTTCAGGTTCTTTCTTATTATAGACCATTTTCATCGGTCTGTAAAGGTTGGGCCAAGTATCTCTGATAATCTCTGCGAGTTTATATGGAGTGGTGGAGGTTATCATAGTAGGGACATTAGAAAGAGGAACACTCCGAAGAGTTGGAAGAACAGGAGGATGAGGAGCATTTTTTATTGATGCTTTTGTAGGTATTTAATCATTTCTTCTAATGTTGAAATATTATCACCTACAAGTCCAAGAGAGGTGTTGCAGTGATGGCATAAAAGTTTTCTTACTTTACCCGAATTATGACAATGATCTACAACAAAATAATTACTTGTATGTCTACCCTTTGGTTCAGTTGTTCCACAAATAGCACATTGATTATTTTGTTCTAAAAGCATCTTATCATAATCCTGTTGAGTAATTCCATACATTCTTTTAAGTGCCTGCTCCCTTTTTACAATGGATGGTGTTGCAGAAACTCTCCTCTTATCACATTCTTTACAAGTTGAGTGTCTAACCATACTGGTTTTATTTCTCAAATAAAATTCATCAATTAATTTTGTAGCATCGCAACCTTTGCAATACTTGGTTCCAGTTGTCTGAGTTGTTTTAGGCATTTATATCGTGCATATCGTGCATTATTATTTATAAAAAAAGGATCCCGAAGGATCCCCTCTATTATATCACAATCAATCAACCAATTGAAGGTGCAGTCAAAGCAACTTCAGTAGTAGAAGCAGCAGCAAGATCCAATGGGAAATTGTGAGCATTCCTTTCGTGCATTACTTCAAAACCGAGTCCAGCACGGTTAAGAATGTCTGCCCAAGTAGGAATTACACGTTCTTGATTGTCCATGATAGAACCATT